AACACCGTCAGGGGTGCGGTTCACCCCTATCCTATTCGAGAGAGGTTAATTATGAAATACGCCGTTGAAGTTTCAGTCACTATGTCTACACTTGTCCACGTTGAAGCTGACGATCCATCTGAGGCCAGAGAACTAGCAGAAGGTTTAGTCACAATTGATGATTTCAAGGATTGTGAATTGTACGTTGAGGCATCTGATTGTTATAAAGATGAGGAGGTAACAGCATGAGAGATATATTCACAAGAGAAGAAAGACTAGGCATCACTCAACCAAGTATCTTAAGCATGATAGGTCAAGGTTTATTGTTTGTGATAAGCATAGGTATTATATATATTATTTTATTATTTATATCTGTTTAGACTGTATATCTGACCTAATTCCTGCTAAAGCCCCCCCTACCCCCCAAGCAAGATCAAGGGAAGTAGAGGGGGAAACTCCTGCCCCTTACGGGATACTCACCATGTTTAGGCTTGGTCATTTTCCTAAACCCCCCGCCGTGAGTTCTAAGCCAGCGCACTGATTTCACAGTGTATGCTTTCCTTCCACGCGGCCACATCTCTGCCCTTAGTATCGCCTGGAGTGCGGTCTAACGGCCAAAGAAAAACCCCTAGGTCTTAAGGTAGGAGCGTGGCCCTGGCGTGGGCAATCTCGGCATAGGGTCAGGTCTACGCTTTAACTACACACGCCCCTATCTTAAAAGCTAGAGGTTGATTTCCTGACCAATACGCCTGACCGCCAAATCAGACAGGCGCACCATAACACACCTAAATATATTTTGCAAACCCCTTGACTAACATCATTAACCTAATTAACATTCTTAACTGTAGTACCCTTTCCTAATCAACCTAATGGAGCACACTATGACCATACACGCCTGTGTAGACTGCATACATTTCATCCCTCACCCTCATAACAATCATTCACTCTCGCGCTGTGGGCATGAGTTCGAGATCAACTTTGTAACCGGTGAACGTGAATACAAGTTCTGTGAGATCGTCCGTAAGCATGGCCCTTGCTACCCTCACTCAGTCTATTTTGAACCTGCACAAGACCCTAGACATCAGGAGCTAGATGATCAAGACGGAGAGCACCTGAAACCCAAAGGAGCACCCTTCTAATGGCTGAACCTTCTATGAAAGACTGGAAACAGTTAAACGAACAATTCCAACAAGCCCAAGACCAGATCGAATTCTTAACCAAGAGTAACGATACCTTGTGGAAAGTAATCTCATTCTTAATGGAGCACATCTAATGGCTAACGATAGAGCAGACTTCGCTGATGAAGTCAGAAACAAGGCATGGTTCAGTTCAGATACTCGTATGGCACTAGATGGTAAAGCTGTTACTGTCATCCTTCAAAAGCAGGGTAAAGCTGAAAGGGAAGACCTGAGCCAGGTTGAAGTTGTACAGGCTGGTCACATGATGGAGCCATTCATAGCCCGTATTGCTGAGGACAAGCTAGGTTATCCCTTAGCTAAAGCTGATTGGACTGGAACCCATCCTAGTGAACCCTGGATGCAATCCCACTTTGATTATGTGAAAGAGATCAAGGGCGGTTATATCCCTTATGAGATCAAGAATTACAATCTTAACAGGATGAATAAGTTCTCTGATGATCCCTTGATACTACCCGATGCAGACAGAGGGCAATTGATACAGGAAGCAATCTGCCTAAACGCATCTGAGGCACATCTCTGTGTGTTATTCGGCGGCCAGTATTTCAGACACTATGAGATGACTGTCACTGATGAAATGAAAGAAGACCTGACTAAGCAGATGGCAGTGTTTTGGGGTCATGTCATAGCAGGTACAACCCCTGATCCTCAGACAGTACAGGAGTGCAAGCTAGTCTATGCACAGCAGACTAATGGCGTAGCCTGGGCAGACAGGGAAGCAGAGCAGATTGCAGCCCAGTTAAGAGCTACTAAACAGCGTATCAAAGAGCTAGAGGAAGCAGAGGAAGCCATGACGGTAGCCTTGCAGAATAGGATGAAATCATCTGGTGAACTGATCGCAGTCGATGGCAGCATCTTAGCCACTTGGAAGGCAAGCAAAGGTTCTAAGCGTTTTGATCCCAAGCTATTCCAACAAGCCATGCCAGAGATGTATGAGAAGTTCTGCTTTGAGCAACCAGGTTCACGGAGGTTCTTAGTCAAATGAAAGCCTTTCCTAATACATACAAACACCCTACATCTGGTTTATTCATAGAAGAACAGGGTATGGACTTAAGAGATTACTTTGCAGCCCAAGCACTCATAGCTTGTACAACTCGCTATGACTGGTCTAATTCTATGGCGGTAAAAGAAGCGTATGAAATTGCAGACGCTATGCTAAAAGAAAGGGAGAAACCAAATGAGTAACATTATCCCGTTTAATGACATGACACTCATGGCTGACAGTATTGCTAAGTCAGGACTGTTTGGCATGAAGAACGTCAATGAAGTACTAGCCCTAATGCTAGTAGCCCAAGCTGAAGGCTTACACCCTGCCACAGCAGCTAGGGACTATCACATCATCCAGGGCAGACCTGCTCTCAAGGCAGACGCTATGCTTGCCCGATTCCAACAGGCAGGTGGCAAGGTAGACTGGAAGTCTTACACAGACCAACTGGTCACAGGAGTCTTTACTCACCCCAATGGTGGCACACTGGAACTGTCCTGGAGCATAGAACAGGCTACCAAAGCAGGACTGAATAAGCCTGGTAGTGGATGGTCTAAGTATCCTAGAGCCATGCTGCGTGCTCGTGTTGTCTCTGAGGGCATTAGATCGGTTTACCCAGGCTGTGTGATTGGTACGTATACGCCAGAGGAAGTGGCTGACTTTGATGACAAGCCAGTTAAGATGCGGGACGTGACACCTAAGCCCGTAGAGTTACCTCACAATGTAATCGTACAACCAGATGAAAGTGATCTAACAGGACTGGGAGAGCCTGAGCCTGTACCTACCTTTTTTGCTGATCTATTGCTACCAGATGGTTCTGCCTATTCCAGTCATCCTAATGCGGAAGAATGGATATTTGCCTACAACGAGATGGTAGAAAAGATTGGGAAATCTGCTAAGTTTAGTGCTCAAGAAAAGGCAGAGAAGGTACGTGCTCTTAAAACGGCTAACAAGGGGTGTATGAGCCGACTTACTGCTCTACAGATGGCAGTAATAGCACAAGCTACTGGACACGCTCTAGGCGCACTTCCTGAGCCTTCTGAGGCTATTCCTCTCCCAAAGTCGAAAGGCCCGATCATGACAGTGGACGAGTTCGCGGAGTACGACAGGTTGCAACGGGAATAACTCAGAACGAACAGATATTGTCTTTGTTAAAGAGAGGGCCATTGACTCAGTTACAAGCCTTAGAGTTAGTAGGTACTACCAGACTTGCAGCAAGAATCAATGACTTAAGAGAGTTAGGGCATACCATCATTACAGAACCCGTTACTAAGGGTGGTAAGACCTTCGCTAAGTATCACTTAATACAGGAGAAACAACATGGCAGATTTTGAAGTAGCAGATGGCACATCATTTATGTGGCCAAACAAAAAGACCAGTGAGAATCAACCTGACTGGAAAGGTGAGATGAACTATCAAGGACAGAAGTTGAAGTTTGCTCTGTTTAAGAAGATGACTCGCAATCAGCAGGAATACGTCCTACTCAAGATTGAGGATGATTCTTGGAAGGATAAAAACCAACAGACTTATCCTAAAGAAGTCACTAAACCGTATGAGAGTGATGTGCCCTTCTAGGTAAGTTATTGATTATAAAGGTTTTATGTCTAAATCACAACGTATTAAGGGAGCGAATTATGAACTTGATATTGTTCGCGATCTGGCTGAATATCTCGGTGTGGACGTTTCACGTAACCTTGCACAGACAAGGGATGGTGGCGCGGATATTGTTCTGGATCGCTTTGTTATCGAGTGTAAGCGGCGTGCTGGTATTGCTGTTTATGACTGGGTAGACCAGGCTCAAGCTGCTTGTAAAGAAGGACAGACACCTATTGTGGTGTGCCGTGCTGACAGGAGAGAAAGCCTGGCTATTATGAAATGGTCAGACTTTCTCACCCTACTAGGAAATGAAATCAAATGAACGAACGAATTGATGAGCCTGTTGCGTGGATGACTATTAACGCTTATGGCGATGAGGACGATATTTGGTATGAAAACCCAGAGGGCAAATTACTTAAAGGATGGACATACAAACCTCTCTACACCACACCACAACAACGCAAGCCGCTGACGGTGCAGGAAATTGCAGAGTTTGTTGGTACGAATGAATATGGGGCAGAGCAGCTTAAATGGTTTCGATTTGGCGAAGCCGCTCACGGCATTAAGGAGAAAAACACATGAACGAACGTCTGATGGAACTGTATGACCAAGCAATCATTTTAGA